ATAAATAGTAGTAGGTTCTAACCATGAAAATCCAGTACCTTGAGCTGTTGCAAAGGCACTGTCATTGACATTTGTAGGACTGATTCTATTTAATAAACTATATGTAGTTAAAGAAGTCCCAACTAGTACGTTCTTACTGCTATCTAAAGTTATATGACGACCACTTGTGTTTGCTCCAAGTGTATCCACTGTAGTTGTAAAACCTGTGTCTGTTGTAACGGTTGGTAATACTGGCGCTACCTTACTACTTATACTACCTTTGTTTGTTTTCTTCATTTTACGTCCTTATATCATGAACCAATTTGTACCATTTGATACAAAGCTCCATGAACCCCAGTTAGATGATAACACTCGACTTGCAGCTACACCTTCAATGGATTCAGCAGCAAACCTATCAACAGTTATATTGTTAGTATTGGCAGTACCTATACTGTCTTTTATTATTATAAGAACACCCGAAGTAGGTGTAGGAAGAGTGAGAGTTCTAGCAACAGATGTATCAACTAAGTATATGTTATTATTAACTAATGATATATTACTTGATACAGCAGTTACAGGAGAAGCACCAGCAGGTGTAACCCAAGTAGGAGCAGCAGTTGTTCCTGATGAAGTTAACATTTGACCAGCAGTTCCGTTAGCAAGTCTAGTAGGAACACCAGATGCTCCACCATATATAACGTCACCGCCAGTTGTCATAGGGTTAGTCATTATAGCATTAAGTTGTGTTTGAATAGCCGATGTAACACCAGAAACATAACTTAATTCAGTATTTGTTACAGTAGATACCTCTAAAATACCAGTTGAAGCATTAGTTTGAGGAACTCTTGATACTGTTAAAGCAGCAAGTTTAGATAAATCAATAGCAGCAGAAGATGAAATATGAGTGTTTGCAATGTTAGAAATTGTATTACTAGCAGCATCAATAGTTTTGTTAGTTAATGCAACAGCAGCAGCATTTTTAGTAACATCTGAAGTATTGTCTACGTTACCTAAACTTAAATCAGTTTTAGTTAGTGCAACAACCCCTGTATAGCCATTTACACTAGTGATACTAGATGGAGATACTTCAATATAAGCAGAACCTGACCATCTATATGTTTTATTAGTAGCTAAGTCTACATATATGATACCAGTAGTTCCAGTAACAGGGAAACCAGCTAAAGTTGCGTATTCTAATACATCATCTACATAAGCAGGTAAGTATGCTGAACTTATTTTAGTTGTACCGTCTAATGGACAATAACCATTAGCAGCACCTTTTTCAGAAGATAATTGTCTTGAATTTATATCGGTTTGTAACTCATTATTGGCTGATTGTTGGTCTGTAGCAGCTAAGTTACCAGAAGGTGTGTTAGATACACCACTTGCTACAATTGCGGAAATTCCTATAGTTGAGGCTGGAGTTACTAGCGTAGTATATCCATCGTCAAAAGTTACTCGTTTTAATGTCATATTATATTCTCCTAAAAGTACTTATTAATTAAGTGTGTATAATTCTATATCATAAGGATTATTATATACATCTTCAGCACTATCTGCTCCATATGTAGCATAATAAGATCCTGCTGGTATATGCCTAATAGTTCCTACTACATCTGAGCTTTTTACTATTGATAAAAATACTGTATCTGAGTCTGTATGTGATGAAATAGTTAATACAAATTCTATAGTATTTTCTGTTAAGGTAGGTAATCTCTTTATTATCAATGGGTTATCAAATACCCAACTTTTCATACCATGCCATTCAGTGCCTAAGGTATTGAATTCAGTATAACTTTTAGTAAGTGTTTTAACTGTAGTTCCGTTTACTTTAACTAATAATGTTATTGTTCCATCAGTTAATACACCTAGTTTTAACATATGAACTCTGATTCCATCAACAGTTATATTTCTAGATGTGTATATAGTCTGAGTTACCGCTATACTATCTTGTAAAGAATTTACAGCTAAGATTGACATTAAACCGCCTCATCTAGGTTAATGTTTACATCCCATAGACCTGGTGCAATGTTCTTCCAAACTAAGTCTTTCATATAGAACATACCTGAAAACATATACTTAGAGTCTGTTACTCCAATAGAGTTATCACTATCTAATATAAACCATAATGGAGTGTTTTCTGCATGAGCTACATGTATGTCATTTAATGTATCATATTCAGTAGAATTTACATACTTAACATCACCAGAAATAGTCTTAATAGAATTATATGTATCTACAAACTTCTGTCCATAGTTGTTCTTTGTAACTTTATTGTTAGTATTACTTGTATAACTAAAACCTATATTAAGGTTGTTTGTTGCCATCTGAGTCTTCACTCCTATATAGATGTTACTTAACTCTACATAAGAAGATCCAGTTAATACAAGTCTCCAGTAACGAAGAGATAAGGAAGACATTTCTTTGAAAGCAAAGGCATTGATAGTATTAATGTCTATTGATACAGGTGTACCAGAGAATACAGGTGAAGCACTACCTTCTATTGTAGCTGTAGAAAACCCTAGTCCATCGACTGAACTACCCTTAATACATATAAGATCAACTGCTTGAGTTGATTGAAGATCTATTAGAATAGAGCATGAAGCTCCTGTACTTCTAAACACTTTAGTAGTAAAAGGATGTTTAACATTATCTAATGGGAATTGAGCATCAGCTGTTCCTGAGACAATGGATAGTTGTGCGGTTAATAACATGTTATCATTACCAAAAATCATATTGCTCATTATCTTGAACTCCCTATTTGAATACCATTCATAACTCCTCTAGATGTAGATCTAGCAATCTCTGTATCATCTGCGATTAGTTTGATTTCCATATTCATTATTCTATCACCTAAAGAATGTATAGCATCAAGTAAACTATTGTTATTATTGCCACCATTAGCTATCTTCATAAACTCTTTTTGTTGAGAAGTATTTAATACTGCTTCACCTGAGTTAACATTAGCTTGTAAATTATCACCTTGGAATGAACTTCCACCAATAAAACCACCATTAGCATAGTCACCAACTGAAGTTATCTTACCAACATTAACTAAACCACCAGCAATAATTGAAGCTGCAACTGCAAAGTTAGCTGGAGCAGGTATTGTTGCCATTGCCTTAGATGCTGCTAAGTATGTAGAAACAGTAGCATCAGCTATAGCTAAGTGCTTATATGTAGCAGAACCTTTCTTTGCCCACGCCATACCAGCAGTAATAAAACCAGAAGCAGCAGTTTGATACCCTGCTTCTAAAGCTGTTTTTTGAGCATCTATGTCTTTCTTATCAGAAGCAGCTTTTGTCTGAAGTTCTTTTTGTTGTTTAGTACTCAAGCTTAAAGCATCTGTTTGTTGCTTAGAAGCATTAGTAACTCTAGCCAATTCAGCTTTATCATTAGCAGCAGCAAATGCCTTTTTCTTTTCTGTTGAATCTGTAAGTAATGTTGCTTTAGCTAGTTCAGCGTCTAATGTTTGTTGAACCTTAGCATCTTCTAATGCCTGATTAGCTATTAACTCTTCTTGTTGTTGAGCTATCCTAATCTCTAATTGAGTTTGATATGCTGTTTGTTTCTCTTCTAATGATAACGTAGAGTTAGCTATGCTAGTATTAATTTGATCATTATTTGCAGCATTTTCTATATCAATTAATGACTGAGCACCTTGTTGTGATATAAGTGTTTTTTGAGCTATCATAGACTTATGTTCAATAATTATATTAGCATTGATAGCCTTTTGTGCACCTAAGTCTACTGTACCAGAACCATCAGTTTTAGAAGCAGTTGCTACAGTAGTAGTTATTGGAGCTGCTTGTGCTTTGTTCTTTTCTTGTATCTTTTTAGTAAGATCATCTACATCTTTACCTATAGATTTTAAACCACTAGATACTACACTTACATCAGTATGGAATAAAGCATTAAAAGCTTTTTCTAAAGGAAGTAATGATGATAATACTGAAGCTGTCATATTTAAGGTTGCAAGTTTTAAATCATCCCAGTATCTTATAAGTCCATAAATAGCAGCACCCAAAGCAACAACACCTGTTATTATTAAAACGATTGGGTTAGCGTTCATAGCAAGGTTCCATGCCCATTGTGCTGCTGTAACTAAGGTTAAACCAGAAGTAGTAATGGCAATGTATCCAGCGTATATACCATAAGAAGCACCAGCTATTGCAGCTAAAGCACTTGTTATCTTAATAGTTAAACCTAAATCATTTAATTGAGATGTGTGTGATTCTATCCACTTAGTAGTGTTTATAATAGCATTCTTAGTTATCTCCATAGCAGATTGGAATACTCCACTATTGACTATAACACTACCTATTGATTCCTGTAAGTTATCGTATTGATTCTTCATGTATGCTACTTTACCAGCATATGTATTTAGATCAGCAGCAGCAGCTCCGTTAAATCTAGCATTAATATAGTCAGCAGCACCGCCAGCTTTTAACTGTTCTTCGGTTAAACCCTTAATAGATTTACCTAATTGATCAGTTCCTGTGATCTGTTTACCTAATCGTCCTATAGTACCATCTAGTGTTTTACCTAGGATTGCTACGTTTTCTTCTAGACTTCCACCAAACTGAGCAGACATATTAGCAGCAGCTTGGACTAATTTCTCAGATTGATCTGTAGAAAGACCTAGAGATCTTGCATAAGCTACTTGAGTAACTATGGCATCATCGGCAAACTTAGAGGATGCTTCTAATGCAGTAGCAAATTGCTCAACCTGTTTAGAGGCAGCTTCTGAGTAAGTACCAGTTAAGTTCATTGATTGTTTTAGTTTATTTAGAGCTTCTTCAGATCCAGCATAAGCAGATATAGATCCTGTAATAGTATCTGATAGAAAACGCATAGATGCTTGAAAAGCACTTGTTGCTATGTTAGCTGCAAACATAGTAAGACCTATGCCAGAAATAGATCCCTTTAGAGATCCTGACATAGTTTTACTTAAATCATTACTACTAGTATCTACCTTGTCTAAGCTATCTGTTGCTGTCTTGCTAAATGAATTAACGCTATTTGATGCCTGAGATAAGGATTGTTGAAAACCAGCAGTAGCTAGTTTTAAATCAAAATTGACTGAAGCCATTATTATATCCTGTGTAAAATCAACTACTTATTCTTTTTGGCAGCTTTTGTCTGTATATCTAGATCATGTTCTGCTCTTAGACTACTTATTAAGCTAAGTATATCAATGATCTGGGCAGGTTGATCCATTAAACCACCAGTAAATGGCAATGTTCCTTTACTGTAAGCTGTTTCTAATGTTAAAAACGATCCCATTAAAGGATGTTGAAAGTTCTCATGACATAAGCATGAGTGAAAAGCAATGCTATCTATCTCGACCTTTGAATGTTTAGTTATAACTCCACAACCTTTCTTTTGTCTTATAGCTTTAATTGCAACTTCTGCATCACTTCTATTAGATAATAACCCTTCTGTTCGCTTACACTGAAAGTCTTCATTAGTCAAGTTTAACCAAGTAGCATTTATAAGGGCGTAGTCTGCGTCAGAAAGTTTAGAGATTTCCAATACTTGGGAGTAAACATACTCCCAAAGACTACTGTAATAGAAAACCCCTATTACTTTTTTGGCTTAGACACTGCTTTTTGTTTAACGATAGATACACCTTCTAGTGGTTGTCCGTCTGCACCTAGGATTTTATCTGGAACACCTGCTAGTAAAGAAGTACATATAGTACTAATTTTATTAGAACAGGGCATATTAAGAAGATCATTAACGCAATCATCAGATACTTCACCATCGATAAACTCCAGTTTATACTCAGTTCCTTCATCGTCTTGCACTACACCTTTAATGTCTTTTAATGATACTTTTAATGCTTTAACAATAGCAGACATAGCCGCATTCATATCACCTTGAGAGGCTTTTAGCATAAGATCTTGTAAATCTAACTTTTGGTGGTAAGAAAGGGGTGAGATGAAGATAGATATGTCATCTACTTTAATCTCGATTTTCTGGTTTGTTTTGTAAATTCTGAATCCATTGCTCATACATATCTCCTGTTTAAGCTGTTTATAGTATACTTATTAACTACATGTGTATAGTGTGCGATGCTTTACGTTTAGGTTGTAGAGGAGCAAGTTTCCATAGAACATAACCAGTTGTTACTGATAAATGACTTACTTTACCTTCAGTATCCCTAGATGAAAGCGTTTCTATTTCCTTAATTGTCTGTGGACATGATGGATCAATAACCAATTGTTTCTTTAGGAAAGCTACATTAACTGTATTTTGCCTATCTCTTATTAGTGGATTAGATGTCTCCATTACGGTTAAGCCTAAGTCTCTAAGGATTTGATGATCAGTCTTACCAGAACTAGCTGATGTCTTACGTGCTTTACCAGTAGAGTCACATATTAATTGAATGTTAAAGCCTTTTAAGTCATTGATAATACGTTGACCTAAATCATAAGTATTAGCATCTCTATGTGTAAGTTGTATCTCCTTACACTGGTAGAATATACCATTAATATACTGCATATATGTAGCAGACATTTGATCAACGTTAAAGTCACATCCAACATAAACAGGATATAGTGAGTTTAAAGTACAAGGGACAACATTTATACCCCTAGTGAATTGGTTATAGATAGCCCCTTCTTGTAGGTTAACGAAGGCTCCAAACAATTCCTGTTGAGCTAATGGAGAGTTTTCACCTCCATATTGATGTAGTAGATCTTGGTAGTATCCATCAGGTAAAAATATATTGTCCCTTGTTTTAGCCTGTATAAGTCTTTGATTATTCGATATATTGACTACAAACTCATCATATAAGAAGTTAAAACCATTAGGTGAACTAGTCATGAGCATCTGTCTATATGGGGTTTGTTTAGCCCTCATACGACCTCTAACTACGTTTAAAGCTTTTAGACTTGAATAAGCTATCTCATCTAGCCAAGCAAATGAGACTTCTATACCTCTTATATTGTCTGGTGTGTCTAATGAGTAAAGGTAGATTAGTGTTGATCCAATCTCTATACGTTTACGTGATCCAGATAAAGTAGAAGTATATGGTATTTTAAGTTCATCTAATAGTGTGGTAAAGGTTTTGACTGATGCTTGGATAAGCTGTGAGTAAGTATTAGCACCTATGAATGCTCTACAACCTGGGTTTTCTATTATCTTTGATAGTAACCAATTTGCTCCTAAGTATGATTTACCTGTACCAATACCAGCTGAGACAAGTATCTCTCTTTGCTTAGCTTGTATTGCATCTAACTGGTAATCTAATAATGTTATATTATGTTCCATTTGTCTCTAAGTCCTTGAATTTACTAGAATACCTTATTTATCTAAAGCTTTGATTTTATTATAAACAATACTTATGTTTAGTTCTTCGTTATTTTGAACAGGTTTTAAAGCGTTAGGGTAGTAATTGTCTAGTTGATTCTTAAGATTAAAATAGAGAGTGTACCATTTTACCTTAATAGAAGGATCTTTACTTTCTATATAGTTTTTATAAGCATCCTGTATATCTTTGTTTAGAGCATGAATTCTTCTATATCTAATCTTTGATACCTTATCATGTAAATCTGATTCAAGTTGTTCCGAAGCTTCTATGAAGTACTTATATCCTTGATGTGTAGATATGCTAAATTTAGCAGCTAATGCGTTAACACATTGATTTCTTGTAGAATTTTGAGCTATCATATCTAGTAAGAATGAAATAAATAGGGTTTTTTGAGCTTTGGACGTTCTAGGAACGGCATCGGCAGATGAAATTGGTTTTGGCATAATAAAGTCCTGTATTACAAATATAGGGTAGAGGAAACATTCCTCTATATAGATACTTATTAAACGACTTAATAAGTAGTATTAGACAGTTGTACTGTTAAACCTAATAACGTATTAAAAGGAATCATTCATGTCAAACACTCAAAAACCATTAAAAGACCTATCTGTTGAACTCTTATCTTATATACGAGTTTCTTACCAGAACCAAGTCATCTATAATAAAAAGCTTTTAGACATATATAGCGGTAACTTATTGAAATATGTGGAAGATAGTTTGAAATTAGAGTTGAATCCTAGAGCTTTTGAAAGAAGTAGAGGTAGGATTGCTCCTATCAATATATTGAACAAAGTAGTTGAGAAGTTAAGTAAGGTTTATGTTGAACCAGCAGTACGAGATGCTGGTGATAATGTTATTGACCAAGAGTTATTGGCTTATTATGAAAAAGAGTTAGATGTAGATAACACTATGGCTTTAGCTAATGAGTTATTGAACCTTAATAAATACTTTGCTTTAGAACCATACCTTGAAAGAGGTGTTCCTGATATGAGAATCCTTCCTGCTGATAAATTCTTGGTTTGGAGTGATAATCCTAACGATCCTAATGATGTTACTGTATTTATTAAATTTATGGGAACTATACAGAAAACTGATACTCCTGTTGTAGACTCTAGAGGAGTTATTAGTAAGAATGCTGAAGTTTCTGTACGAGATGTTGCTTTGTATCATGTTTACAGTGATTTAGAGTTTATGATCATGGATGCTGATGGTGTTATAATTGAAATTAGAGATAATCCTTATGGTGAAATTCCTTTTGTATATTGTGCTACTAATAGTTTTAGCATTATGCCTACACCAGATGCAGATAATCTTGCAATGGTTGTATTAATACCTAAGCTTTTAACAGATATAAATTATGCTACGCAATTTCAATCACATAGCATTGTTTATGGTATAGACATTGAAATAGGACAATTAGATAACAACCCTGACGCTTTTTGGTCTATTAATAGTGTACCTGGTGAAGGAAAGACTCCTAGCATTGGAACAATTAAACCAGAAGTTGACATTGATAAGGTAATACTTTTGATTAATACTGAAATGGATATGTGGTTAAGTTCTAAAGGAATTAAGTCAGGTGCTAATGGCTCTATTAACGCTGCTAATGCCAGTTCTGGTATAGCTAAGCTTATTGATGAGGGTGATGCCAGTGCTGTAACTAGAAAGCAAATAAACCTGTTTAAAGCTTATGAAGATGATCTTTGGGATTTGATTCAAACTATGCATGGATACTGGGCTTCTACTCAACAATTAGTAGATATATCTGGTGACTTTAGCATTGACTTTGAACCGAGTATTAAATTTTGTGAACATAAAGTAATAGTAGATGAGAAAGCAACACTAGAAGAACTAAAACTAGCATTTGATCTAGGTTTAATGACTCCAAAAATGGCTTTATTTAAACTTAATCCAGAAGCTACTGAAGAACAAATTGATCTTATGTTACAAGAAATTGCTGATTTTAAAGCAAGTGGCGCTAATGATCAAGTGAATCAGGTAAATAAAATACTTAACACTCCTATTTCGGAGTAAGTATGGCGACTTTAAGTAATATACAAACAAAGTTTAGTATTCCTACGTCCTTTAACGAAGAACAGCTATCATTGGCTGCTAAGATGATAGTTGATAAGATTCAAGAGAATACTTCACAGGGTAAAGATAGACATGGTAATTCATTTAAATCTTACTCAAAATCATATAAAGATAGTTTAGACTTTAAGAATGCTGGTAAAACCAATTTAGTAAATCTAGAACTTACTGGTGATATGATGGCAAGTCTAGAAGTTATAAGTATTCAAAGTGGTGTAATTACAATAGGTTATAAAAGCAGTAGCCCAGATGCTGGTAAAGTAGAGGGTAATCAAGTTGATCATAAAAGACCATTCATTGGATTACCTCAGAACGATTTAGACTTAATAATAGCTACTGTTAATTCTGGTAGTGATTATATAGCTAAAAAAAATGATGTAGTTAATAATCTTCTTAAAAAGTTTCTAGGTTTTTAATAAGTAGTATTAAGGGATATGTGTGGTAACGTGTTTCTTGACTCAATTATAGTCGGAAGCTCCTCCAAAATAATAACAAAGCCAAGTAGTAAAATACTGGGCTTTTTTTTGGTCAAAAATACCATTTGTTATAAAACGAAGTCATTGTAGCCATTTTAAGCCATTATTTTAATTAGGCCTACCCTTTTATCATATAACTAAAACAAACATCAAATTAAGCCATTTAATCAGTTCTAATGATCAATCAATATAAACCAAGTAATAAAAACAAATCAATAAAAACAAACTTTAATCAAACAATAATTTATCAGTTAGATGATCTAACTGGCTACTCTTCAGCGAAGGCTTGCCGAGCTGATCTTAAATTTATTAAATTAAAAAGGTTTAAGAAAAAGTTCTTTATAAGTACTTTTATAAGTACTTTTATAAGATTTATAAGAAGGTTATCATTTCGAGCACTTTTTGGCGTAAAAGTCCTTGAGATGATAACCACCTAATGCTGAGATGATAACCACCTAATGCTGAGATGATAACCAGTTACCTTAAAAAGTGCTCGAAATGATAACCAGTTAGCTCGGAGAGTTTATCGGAGAGTGTTCGGAGAGTGTTCGGAGAGTTTATCGGATTCTTGTTTTATTAAAAAATATATTTTAATTTTAAATGGTTGAAATTATTCAAAATTGAGTTTTTATATGTAAATATGATAAAAAAACGAACAATTAAGTTAATATATATTATATGAAAACCCTAAGCTTTAAGATATAATAAGAAATAGTAACTAAAAGGAGCAAAATATGAAAGTACCAGAATCAAATCTTAAACTAGCAGACCAAATTGTTCAATACTGTATATTGAATTTAGGCCCATTTAATCGCTGTCAATTGAAAAGAAATGTGTTTTTAATGTGGTTTACTAATGGCCCTAAATGGAACCCAACTCAAGAATCAATAGCTAAGTCATTGAATAAACACAAAAGTAATGTATGTAGAGCATTTAATGATTTATTAAAAAATGATGTACTGATAGAAGGGATTTCAATTAGACATGACAAAGGAACTACGCCTACTTATGAGTTACATCCTGAGTTTATTAAAAAAGTAGAAAACTTAAACAAAAAAGAAGAAACAGTGCTTTCTACTAAAGAAAAAGTTCAAAGAGCATTAGAAAGAATGAACGCTATTGAAAAAAGAATAAATAAAGCAAATGAATTTAATGAGTATCAATTAGTTGAAAAGGACTTAAATGAAAAAGCCAATTAACTTACATTCCGAGCTAAATTCCAAGCTATATTCTAAGCTAGGTTCCGAGCTATATTCTAAGCTAGGTTCCAAGCTGTATTACGAGCTATATTATAAGCTAAATTCCAAGCTAGATTCCGAGCTAGATTACACGCTAGATTCCGAGCTAAAAAAGGACTTAAAGGAAAAACAATGTTAACAATAACTGAATTATTAAGTGGTAATCTTAAATCTAAAATACCAAAAGAACATTTTACTAATTTGATGGATCTTTTAGTAAAAATAAATACCGTCAGGACTCTTTATGCTAAAACTATGACTGTTACATCTGGTTATAGATCATTAAAGCACCATACAGAGATTTATGCTGATAGAGGTATACTTACCCCTCCATTAGGATCTAAGCACCTTACAGGTCAAGCTGTTGATATATCTGATCCAGATGGTAAACTTATGTTATGGGTTAAAGCTAATTATGGACTTATGGAAACATTTGGTTTATGGATGGAAGAACCAGATAATCAAAAAAGAGTTCATTTTCAATCAGTTCCTCCAAAATCTGGTAAAAGATTCTTTTACCCATAAGTAGTTGTAATTGTATTATAAAACAAAGGAGATATAAATGAAAGTAATTAAAAGATATATCTATGTTATAGAGGATTTAAATAAGTGTGTAAAAATTGGAATAAGCGCAAGTCACTATAGACCTGCTTCTGTATGCAAAAGAAATGAAAATATAGATTATTCTTGTAGAATGGATATATTTAGATTAAATAACTCTAATATATTAGAAACTGTTACAAAACATTTCTTCGCAGGAAGAAGATCAATAACAGATCATAAAGAAAAAACTGAATGGTATAACGTAACATATGAGGAAGTAATTGATTTTATTAAAAATGGTTTGAAATTTATAGAAGATAATGAATTTACAGCAGAAAGATGGATGAATAGATATATTTTAGATAGAAGACATAAAACAAATAAAAAGTCACAATTATGGGTTTAAACTATTTTTCCCATAAGTATCTGTTTCATCTAACTTATTGATATTATTCATTTCTTTGATTATTATTCAAAAATAGTAAAAATAGTTCAAAAAAAGCCTTAAAAAAGCCCACTTTTATTTTCATAAACCCTAACCTTTAAAGTATAAAAGAAATTAAAAAATAAGTGGCAATTAAGTCACTATAGTTAAACGGAGCATATATGTCTAAAATTACCAAAAACACAAAAAACAAGATTATCAACAAAGTAGTTCAAGTAGAGTTTGGTTCAGATCAAACACAAAGAGTTGAAGCTACTGCCTTTGCAGACAACTTCTTAAAAGGATTTGGAATCTACGTTGGTCTTTACAATAAGATCAATGGAACAGCATTATCGGTTGAATCTGCATTATGGGAAGAATCTATCATGAAATCATACCAGATGATTTCTAATTTAGTTAGAACTACTAATACTTTAAACAAAATACCACAAGCTCCAGCAAAGATTGCTTCAAAAGCACCTAAATCTACTAAAAAACTATCTTATGAAGCTTTTCAAGCAGAAAATGGTACTTCAGTTGCTCATCTTATCTATGCCTTCTTAAAGAATAACGAACCTATGACTAGAACAGAACTTGCAACTAGATTAAAACTTAGACTTTCAACTGTATGTGGTCAAATCGTACCATTACAAGATGCAGGATTAGTTTCAGTTATTGGAACAAAGATTGATGAAGATAGTAATAGAACAGTAGAAATACTAAAAGCAGCGTAATTAAACAATATAACAGGTTGTTTAATTAAGCGACCTGTTATAATAAGACACTTGTGAATAATAAAAAAAAAGGATTAAACTAATGAAACCCTACAATTTAAACTATGAACTGCACTATGCTTCACTAGATACTGTACCAAATTTAGATCAATATATAGATATATGTGCATTTGACTACTTACAGTACAGATTAGAAATGACATTAAAAGTGCTTATGACAGATCAATTAGACGAAAAAATTACAGAAGATATGCTAAAAGGGAAAAAATAATGAAAAAGTTAAACACAAAGGTCATATTAACCATATCTGACCAACACATGCCATATCAACACCAAGACATGTTTAAATTCTTGGCAGCTATCAAGAGGAAGTATAAGCCAACATTGATAGTTAATATGGGTGATGCAGTAGATTGTCATGCACTTTCATTCCATGATTCAGACAGTGACTTACCTAGTGCTGGAGATGAACTTAAGAAAGCTATAGTATCTATTAAACAAATGGAAAAGATGTTTCCAGAAATGATTACAATTGACTCTAATCACGGTTCTTTAGCTGAACGTAAGTTTAAACATCATGGTATTCCTATGAAGTTACTAGCTACTCCTCAACAAATCTATGGAGTTAGTGATAAATGGACTTGGAAAAACGACTTAACAATTACATTACCTAATGGTCAGTTATGTTACTTTGCTCATGGAATCTCTAAACAAGGTATCAAACTTACTACTCAAAGAGGAGTAAATTGTGTACAAGGGCATTTTCACACAGATTTCAGAATAGACTATGTAGGTAATCCTAATGATCTATTATTCTCTATGCAAGTAGGATGTATGATTGATTCTAAATCACTTGCCTTTGCTTATGATAAGCTTAATTTAAGCAGACCAATCATAGGTACAGGACTTATAATTGATTCTAAACCAGTATTAATACCAATGATCCTCGACAAAAACGGTCGATGGATAAATAAACTTTAAGGAGTTTTTATGTCTAATTTTTTTAATAACTATATTTTCCCAGTATGTACAGTGATTAACATTTATACCGCTTTTATGTTAATTCTATCTCTTTTTACCCCTTCTGCTACCCCTTTAATAGCTTTTATGGCTATTTTTTACAGTATTATTTCCATTTTAAGCGTTGCTAGAATAGGAGTGCTTTATGTCAAAATTTAATAAAGTCAGAAAAAATGTAAAAGATTTTGTTGATATGGATTATTTAGATAAGTTAAGTCCCGAAGAAAGAGAGTTTATGACTATGTTTACTGATGAGTATTATTGTGGTGGTCATAATAAGCCAAATTCTTTACATAAAGAAGCCTTTGGTAACAAGTATGATGAAGAGGTAGAAGGTAAAAAGAATATAAAACAACAGCTTCATGGAGATATGAATGCTCAAAACAGAGATGTTGTTGCTATTGCTGGATGTAGTTTTAACATATTAGATATAAACCTTTTTACTGATGTTCTTTCTAGAGTTGAAGATTTATCTATTGAAAATCAATTAGTTACTACTTCACCAGAAATAATCCTAAGTGGTTTAATAAAAGATTTTACAGATGATTTTAAAATAATAGGTAAAAACACTGAAGAGGGATTAAAAACTTTTGCTTATAATGTAGTTAAATTATATATTTTAACTAAAAAAGAAGATAAAAGACAAAAACAAATGAAGAAATAAAAAAAAGTATGGTATAATAAACAAAGAATTAAAATTTTAAGGAGTATTTATGATCGTTTTACTAGCACTTTGGACATTTTTTACAGCATCTTTTACGTTAGAAACTTTAGATTATCAAGAATGTAAAAAAGTTGACTTTAAGACAGAGAAATGTCAGGCTATAATGGGAAGAAAACATATTAGTGGGGTTAGATAATAAAAAATAAATTACATAAATAATATAAAAGACCAGCATGAACTGGTCTTTTTTTATTTTATAATTAAGAAACAGAGATGAAAACTTCACCAATAGATCCATCAACTGTATTTGCACTGAAACTAATAGCATCAGTTAATACACCGTCAATGTCACCTTCAGCAAGTTCATTAATTAAACAATTAGGCAAGTAAAAAGAAACTGATTCTTTATATTGACCAGCAGTTGAAGTTGCATTGTGAGCAGTTACAAATAAAGAAAAAGGAGCGTTTGTATTGAATTTAGTAAAGTTTGCAATCGAGTTATTTTCTTTATATGGATTAATAGTTCCTTTTACAGTTCTAGCTGTAACTCTAGAAGCTTTTTTACCGTCACAAGTATCTTGAATAAATCCAATAGTATTTTCAATAGATAAAGTGATTTCATTTACAGAAATCTTAACACCATCTTGCCAAATACAAGCATCTAAAATTACTGGAGTTTCAGAAGTATCATATGAAGGAGTAAATGGAGGAGCTGTTAAACTTCTATCGAAATCTAATCCTTCAAATCCAAATTTCATTGAAGCAATTTTTCCAGTACTAAAGCTATCTAAACTAAATGAATTAACTTTAACTCCAGTAGCTTGCTCTAATACTGCATCTTCAACATATTTAGATACTGACAAAGAAGGGTGTCCAGAGTTAGCAGGTACGTAGGTTGTAAAAGCTTCGATTACTACAGCGTTAGCTGGAGCAGATGCCATAGCTACCAATAGAGTAATACTTGTGTCAGTTACTAGTGAAACAATTGGAGAAGTGTGATAAGCACCAGCTTGTTTAACAACAACAATGTCACCAACTTTAAAACCAGCAGTTGCTGCAACGTTAATAACAGTAGTTGTATGAGTTGAACCTGAAATATAAGAAGCTGAATTTCTTTTCGTACCCATTAATGACTCTAAAAGAGCATCTGATTCTGGAACACCAACAGCAGTTGAAGCTGCTCTCATATAACAAGGTACTGAACCTTTTACACTTTTAAGACCTGTTCTAGGGTTAATTTTCCCTAATCCTGTACCAAGTACATTTCTTTCTAATAATTCTCTAGATGGATTGATCTCAACTCCATCTGACAAAACTTGAATAAAATCAGTTGCAGCAGCAGGAGCAACATATGTTCCTTCTGTAACTTCTTTCATTACTCCAATCTTTGTATTGTTTTTTACCGTGTATGCCATTTATAACTCCTGTGTTTAAACTTTATATTTTATTTTTAAATCAAATTTTAATACTGCTACGTTTTCTTCTTCTAAAAACACTACTTCACTCATATTAATTTCACTTACAATAAGAATTCCACTCGCTAATAGGTTCTTATTTAACTGCAAATCTTTATATACCAATAATGCATTATCCTGTAATTCTGATACCTTAAGCATCTTTAGGTCATCATTTAATCCCATTGCTGGACCAGATACATATCCATCAGTTAGTGTTATTTCAAAACTATGATCAATAGTATTAACCCCTACTGATCCAGAACTATCGCTAGCTCCTTTTGGAATAACTCCAAATCTCTTACTACTTCTTCCAAACTTATTAAGCGAAACATTGCTTCCAAAGCTTAGTTTAGAGTATGTTGGCAAAACAACCAAAAGTCTAGCAAGAATACCGTCATTAATAGTTTTAACCATATGTCCTCCTATATACTTATTAAGCTGGTTATCTACTCATATAAGTAGAGTTTAGTTTAGCCATTTTTTGTTCAGGAGCATCACTTAAGCCATTATCATTGAAATCCACTGATAAACTAGCTACTTGAAGCATTTTTAGGCTTCTTTCTCTATAGTCATTAGCCTTTACAGCCCAGATGTCATCATTTGTATCAGACATGTTAAAATAGATCTTAGACATGGCTAGGAATACCGCACTTTGTTTAACCTCTTCAATCTCTAATAAATCCCAAGCATTAATGTCTTGTTTAACCCCTTGTGCATCTATCTTATAGTAGTCCTTATTGCGGAAGTACTGGATAATCTCGTTTCTACAAGCAGCATGGATAAGGATATGACTAAGTTGAGTATCTAAGAACTCAGGCATGGTTACATAAGGTTGTTCTAATAAAAGAGAGTAATCATCAGCAAATACCAAATTGATACCTGAAATTACTAAGTCTGTTACTCCAGCTGATATAGTTATTTTATACCAATACTTACTTAATCCATCAACTGCGTTAACTACTTGATTTAATTGAACTCTATTAAAGTTAACAAATCCAGAACGCTTAAGTCCTAAAGTGTCATCAGCAAGATCAGAACAAGCAACCCATTCAGATCCATTATAGAACTCTAATGTCATTGTTGCTTCAGTTAAATCAACTGTATTATGATTAAAATAGAAACTATTTATAGGTTTATGAAACCCAACATAAATATGATCTGATGTGTCTAATAGAGTAATCGTCACTAGATCTCTAGAAAAATTAGCTGTTTTTGAACTTATATCGCTAAATGTAGTTTCAAGTTCAGTTTTTACAGTTAATGTTGATTTTAAATCTATCATTTTATTCCTTTTATATTATCTACTAAGTGTACTTATTAATCATTACCAGCATATGATCACCACTAAACCAGATCCACCAGCACCACCACGACCGCCAGTAACACCCTCTCCTCCGCCTCCGCCTCCACAGCCAATACCGCCGTTTCCACCGATACCGCCAACACCAGCAGCAGCAGCATTTGAGCCTCCGCCAGTACCACCAGAGAATGTTAAAGGTAATGTAGGGCTAAGCAATGAGCCAAAGCCAGGGTTACCGTTACCACCAGCTACAACTCCACCGTTAACTTGACTAAAAAATGAGTTAGTAGTTGTTATATTTCCACCAGCTCTATTTGTATCTGAACCAGAAGCAGCTCCACCACCACCAGTACCGCCACACAGAATAGAAGTAGCACCATGAGCTACAGCAGCAGCATCAGCCGCACCCACTGAACCAGCACCACCTGCAATACTTACAAAAGCACTCCACTGACCAGCAGTAGATAGAAGCATACCAGTTTGAGCAGCAATAGTACCTACAGCACCAGCAGCACCAGTTGTACCAGCGATAGCAGGAGCAACAGGGTTATTGGTATTAGCAGATAGATATAAGTTTGCAGCAGCAATAGATCCTTGGAATGCAGATACATAGGAGTTATTCCCTACGATACCAGCAGCGTTGGCAGCTCCACCTAATGCAGAAGGACCAACAGAGATGTATAGTTTATCAGGTAAGAAGCAAGCAGGAATAGTGAGCTTAGTATAACCTGAGCATCCTCCTCCACCGCCACCAGCAGCAATAGCAGCTACTAGAGATGCACGAGTAGTTCCACCTGCACCAGCAGCACCTGAACCAATACAGAGCATTTGAACCATGGTGATTCCCATAGGTTTGTTCCATACTTGCCAAGCACCAATACCAGCAGTAGCAGATAAGCCCATCTGTTTAAAGATCTGTACGAATTTTTCTTTATTTGTTGGTTGATGATTAAAATCTATCATAAATACTCCTTAGTAATTTCCACCGTAAACTGTCATTGCAATCTCAGTGTTTGCAGTGGGTTTAGCACTTACAGAAGCCAATAGGTATGAACCTGCAGGAAGAATAAAGTTAAGTGGAACATCATAAGGAAATGTGGCTGCAGTAGCAGAAGCTGCTGTCTGAGTACCCATTACAATCTCTTCGATACAATATGTGTTAGAACTTGTAGTTGCTCCAGAGTTCACTGTAGAGACATAGATCCTTACTACAGGAGCAGAAGCAGCAGATGTTGAGGTTGAGCCTGTCCATCTAAGTCTTAGGCGTTGTAGATATGAACCGTTAGTAACATCACCTGTAGCTACTACAACCATTTCACCAGTAGTTGTAGTAACACCTGTTGCTGCTGTGCCATTTGAGGTAGCCAAAGCTGTAATAGCATTTGTAATACTAGATCTTTGGACCATTCCTGTTAGACTGAAGATTGGGGCTGTATTTGCTACTGCCATATGAACTCCTTATATATTATAGAAACTGTTTGAGATACTAAAAATTTTACCTGTTGGAACACTACTGCCACCTGATGGAGGATTTACCCATGTTGGAGCTGCTGAAGCATTACTTTGTAATAACTGTCCAGCTGTTCCTACTCCTAAAGCTGTTTCAACTCCATCAGCACCACCGTATACTATCTGACCTACAGCTGTCATAGGATTCAAAGATATAGTACCAGATATAGCAGGAAGAGTCATTGTAGTAGATCCTGCAATTGGTGCAGCATTAACTATAGTTGAACCTGAAGTAGATCCAGCTAATATAAACTTATTAACTGCTCCAACATCACCAAAAGTCTTAGCTCCAGTTACTGTCTGAACTGAGGCAAGTATCATATCTCCAGAACCAGCACCAAGAGTTATCCAAGTAGGAGCTGTAGTTGTACCATTAGAAGAAAGGACTTGTCCAGTAGTACCATTTGCTAATCTTGTAGCAGCACCAGAAGCACCACCGTATATAAGATCTCCACCAGTAGTCATAGGATTAGTCATACCAGTTGACGGTGTTTGCCATGTAGCAGCAGTAGTAGAAGTAGCTGTTAATACTTGACCAGTAGTTGGAGCTGTTGCAGAAGCTACGTTTACTGTTGTAGTTGCTGATTTTAAAGCAGAAGTAGATGTAGCTAAAGTAGCTGTATCTGCATTACCAGTGGTTGATTGATTAAGTGTAGGAAAGTCAGCAGCAATAGCTATAGAAGGAATACCTGTTGAAGTTGTATTTTTTAATATACCAGTAGCTAAACCAGACATTAAAGTTCCATTTATCTTAACAACAGTTAAAGCTGTAGCACCAGTTGCGTCACCTGTATGAGTAGCGTTTGTTACTAAACCTGAATACAAGGTGTTAACTGAGTTATCACCAGTATTAGTACCAGATTGATTACCTATTGTAGTTAAATTAGCATCAGTTACATATCTTTTGTTAGTACTATCTGCTATATCCGCAGTAGTAGCATCTGCACCAGATGTAACTAACCCTTTAGAATCATATGTAATTTTAGTTTTTGTAGCGCCTGTAATTGCAGTGTTTCCAGTTACTTTACCTGATAAATCCTGATCACCTGTATTTGTTCCTGATAAGTTGGCGACAGCAGTATTAGCTAACATAGCATTAGTTATAGCTGAATTTGCTATAGATGTAGTATTACCAGAACTTGTAACTACACCTGTTAAGTTAGCATTAGTAGTTACTGTAGCAGCATTTCCAGATATATTAGTCTGATCTCCAGTATTAGTGCCAGATAAAGCTGTAACAGCAGCAGGAATTGATGTAATTCCACCCCATGGAACAGAAGAAGCTGAGCCAGCAGTATAAACTGAGTAACCTGCTGAATTTGCAAGATTAGTATCATCTTTTATAAAATACATTTCACCAGTATCAGTCTGCTTTACAGTATCACCATTTTGAACAGTTGTTGTAGTTAATGCATATCTTGTTGCTTGATCAGCTACAATTACTAATCTTTCTAATGCTGCTGGTGGTAACTGTGCTATAGGTATAAGACCATTTGTATCTAAAGATGCAACACCAGAAGCTGCTCCTTTAGTTGAAGATAATATATAACCAGATAAATCTTGATCACCAGTATTTGTTCCTGATACTAAATCTAAAGCAGCTCTATTAGTATGAGCGATGTCTGCATGAGCAAAAGCTGATAAATGGGCAGAATCTAAACTAGCAGCAACACCAGTATTTTCTTTAGAAGCAGCTAAACCTGAATACAAGGTGTTAGCTGAGTTATCGCCTGTATTTGTACCTGATAAATTAGAACCTGTTATAGCTCCAGAAGCGGCAAGTGCACCATTACCAGTTACACTAAAAGTAGTTGTTCCTGCTCCATTTTTACCTTCAAAAACAGTATCTGTATCTGCACCAGAACCTCTTTGTATAGTTAATGCTAAACGAGTACTATCTGTAATAACCTCAGGAGTAACTGAGTTATTATAAGCACCTTGAAGTGTAGTTGTAGAAGATCCTATTGATCCACCAAGAGAAATACCAAATTTACCAGCATCAATAAATTGAGCATCAGCTATGTTATTTAAATCTGTTGCTGCACCCCTAACAATATACCATCCTCTAAATTGTAAAGGGGCTGCTGAAGGATTAACACTAGTTACTACTTCTTTAGCCGCAAAAGCTGCATCAAAAGAATTATATAATACTTGTCCATATTCTATTGCTAGAACATTTGATTGAATTACTCTCCAAACTTTAAATAATTGCCATTTATTTGTAGCAACAACTCCATTAGGGGAAGTAACTCCACCAGTTGTGTTATCATCGTATTTATCTGGAATTATAGTGTCTGTTAATATAGTTGTAAAATTTCCAGCACCATCTCTCCAACCATAAAAGAAGGAAGCGGCATTAGATGAAGCATCTACTTTTATATTTGGACTTTGTTTGTTATTATCCCAGTTCCCACCTATTTTAAAAGTTTCACCAGCAGATTTATTTATTTTTAATGTGTTAGATAAGTTACCAGAAAGTATATTTCCTGAAACATTTATGGGACCAACTGAATTAGAAAAATCAACTAAACTATTTGGAATGTCTATTCCTACTGTACTTGTCCATTGATTTATGCTATTGATAGCAGTACGAGTAATATGGATAAGTCCACCTAAACTTACATAATCTCTTTGTTGAGTGGATGTAATAAAACTAGAAGTTTGTAAAATGTTCCCATTTTTATCCATAGATATGATAGTAGCATCTTGAGTAGCTAAATTTGTAACAACATTAGCTGTTGAACCAGCATAATTAAGTTCAGTATACACTGGATTTAGAGGATCTGTATAATTATCAATAAAAACAGCTGAAAAAGCAGCTATATCAAATTTTGCTGTATTTGCATTGATTGACATTGAAGTGGAAGTTATCAAAGAAGTGGACATTAAATTATGAAGATGAGGTTCTATATCTGTAGTATTTGCTTTAAGAGCTAAAGCATCATAGACAGCGTTTTGGGAAGGAGCGACAGTTATAGTGCCATTGTTGATAGCATCTGCTACTTTAGAATCAGTGTAGACTATTGTAGCTTTAAGATCTAAGGCTGTTTGTAGGTCTGTTTGAGTAGATAGTGTTCCTGTAATAGAACCCCAAGTACCACCTCCACCACCACCACCTGATGGAGTAACCCATTGAGTGTTGTAGTCTGTACCATCAATTTTAGATAAAACTTGAGCAGTTGTACCACCAGTTGGAACACCTGTGCCATTAGTACCATTAGTTCCATTAGTTCCATCTAAACCAGCATCACCTTGTATACCCTGTATACCTTGTGGACCTGTTGGAGCTACTTGCCAAAAACTAACATCAGTAGGTAAATTAGCTGTAGTAGACGATATAGCAATATAACTAGTACCAGAATATGTTACCATATCTCCAGTAACATAAGCTGTGCCATTATCATAAGCACCTCTAGGATTTATTCCTACATCTATTACTATAGGATTTAATAATTTTACTATTTGAAAATTAGACATATGTTAACCCCAATCTATCTTCCCATATGTTGTCATATGAGTCATTACCATCAGCATAAGTAACTGAAATTAAAGTACCAGCTATTGTAAGTTTTGTTATCTTCCATTTAGCAGCGGTAGTAACTGTTCCTATAGCAGCGTATCCGAAATAAAATACAGTATCAGATACTAAATCCATAACCTGCGCTTCTTCACCACTAGTAACTCGTACAGCTGGTTTAGAATCTACATCTGCAAATTTACCCTGTTCTAAATCTCTAATTTCTCTAGATATAGCCATTATAATTTATCCTCATTAGACATATCTAGTTTATCTTTAGGTAAAACATCTATTGAAAAATCATATAAGAACCAACTATGCCATTTATTATTACTAAAAGATGGAGGAGTGAATTCTGTTGGTGTTTGTGATTTTACAGATATAGCTAACATAATCAATTCTAATTCCTGTGGAGATTTAGCTTCGATGTGTTTATATGATATGTACGGTTTAGGTGTAATAAATGTCATTTGATTCTCCTAACAGTACTTATTAACTGCATAAAAAAAAAAGGGAGCCTAGGCTCCCTTATTTAAGGTCTTAATTAGTAATTAGGCAGTAGCAGTAGAACATAACATAGTGATTTTACGTTTACCAGCAGCTCCAGCATTATCAGTGTCAATAACACCGTAGATACCACGTAAAGCTACGAATTCTTGTCCGTATGCTTCATCCATTTGTTCAACAAATTTTACACCATCTTGAAGAGCGAATGCTACAGCAGATTGATGATAAAAGTGAACTTTAAGAGTTGCACCAGTTCCAGCGATGTCTTCAGATTGGATTACTTTGAATCCTTTAACTTGAGAAACAGCACCTTGACGAAGAGCTTCAGCAGATAAAGATTTTTGTCCATCTTGGAATTCTGACATAGAAGCAAGGATTGACATACCTTCAGCATTAACAGCCATCCAACGGTCATTGTATGGAACTTTTGCTTGGTCTAGTTTTTTCTTAGCATTTGCAATGTCACCAATAACGAAAACACCAGCAGTAGCTGAAGCAGCATCAAAGTCACCAGCAGAAGCAGTAGCAAGTTTAGCAGCGATAGCAGCTTCGATACCTTGAGCAAATACTTTTGGAGAATGAGAAAGAAATGCTTGTTTCAACTCAAGAGCAGATTGAACTCCGTTTGCATAGTCGATATACTCAGGAACTTGTTTTACTTGGTCAAGCAATAATACTGAACCAGTAGTAGTCATACCACCAGCAGAAGCTCTTGATCCTGAAGTAACAGATGACAATGCCAATCCTGTAACATTAGGAATAGTAGTTCTGTCAGAACCTGGTTTAACTTGTGAAGTTAAGTTAATGATTGACTTAACTAGGATAGATTCAGAACCTTCTAGAGATTCTAAGATTTCTTGACGAAGTACGTCATTGATTGATAAGATAGCCATTGTTTATTCCTTGTGTAAAAAGCTGTTATTATTTCTTTATTAGTAAACTCATTTTAAATTCACCCTTTTCTTTCTCTGTCATCTGACTATATGGCTTTCCTGCAACTTCAATACTCTTAGGAGCATTACTTGGTAAGTTATTAGCAGGAGCACTTTTGATGAGTTCTGGGTAACTTTGTTTAATTCTATTAACTTCCGTTATTAAACTAGTTGGAGTTACATTTCCTTCATCATCTAACTCAATCGAACCTACGTTGATAAAGCTAGTATATTCATCTTTCTTAAAGCCACCAAGTTCTTTTAATACCGCATTTTTCTTGTGGTAATTAACAAACTGGTCTTTTTCTTGTGCTCTAGTTGCCTCGATAGTATCTAAGTGAGCTTGATTCTTTTCATAAAGAGTCTTCCATTGTTCATTTTCCTTTAGGGACTGAACTGATGCTGCTTCTTTTTCAGCTGACATCTGGTTAAGTAATGCTTCTGTCTCTTTTAACTTGTTCTTATACTTAAACATGTCATCTGAAACTTCTTTGTAAGCCTTTTTTGGAACGAATTCCTCTTTTGACTCATCTACTACTTCTTTATTCACTTCATCAATCATAAATACTCCTAGGTACAACCTATCTTTTTGAATAGAAACATTCTATCCTAATTACTACTTATTAACTTGAATTTACTTACTATTAGCTTTTTTTATTAAATTATTAAGCTTTAGTTCTATTTTCTTTTTTACCTGTTCTATCTCTATAGCAGACAAGGTATTAAAAGGTCTATCTTCACTTACATATTCAGCTCTTTTCAGTAAAATTGAGTCTTTAAACCCTATAGTTACCTTTTCATCTTCTACGTAAGCACCTAAATCTCTAAGCATATCACCAGTTTGAGTCACATTTGACTTACTTGCTGTTGTTGTACTATCTAATTTTTTCTTCTTTCTTGTTTTTTTAGTACTAGTTGCTAAGGGTTTTAACTTCTGTTTACTGCCACCACTCTTATCAACGCCATAACCTGTACGTGTTCTTTTTTTAATAATTTCAACTACTTGGTCGCCTATTTCCTGTAATACTGGCTTTGAGTTCAATTCACTAATAACACTGTTTAGTGTTTTCATTAATTCTGATTCAAAATCTTTTATATCCATATTACATTACTGCTTTCATTATTCCAAATACTATACTTACAACAATTAACAGTTTTAAAGCCCCATGCATATATTTAACATGATCTTCTACTGGTTGAAGTTTATCCTCAAGTAACTTAGTTCTACGCATATGCTCTGCAAGGTTTTCTTCTTGTTTTACTAGTGTTTTATCAATAGAATGTAGTTTTGCATCCATTGCATCTAGTTTATCCAGTATTCTATTAGGATTGCGTTCTTCTTTCATTACTCTTTTACCTTATTTGATTCAATTCTTTTATGTGCATAATTAAATAAAGATAACATAAGTGCTCCTACTTCAGTAACTGTAAAGGTAGGTGCTATGGCTATCTTAGTAATACAAACGATTACTGCTATATTGGTAATAGAAAGGTTTCCACTTCTATCAACTAAACTAAGAAACTTTAATAACCTTTTAAACATTCTTATCCTATAAAAACAGGGAGTTACCTCCCTATTTATATTAATTCACATAGTTAGAGGAGACATCTATCTATATGAACTTATTAACTCCAATTTACGCTAGTAAAAACATCCCATTGATGACTTAAAATAGGGTTTGTTTCGTCTTGTTCTATTGTTTCTTGTAATAATAAAGACTTATAAGGCTCTGTTAAATCTCTATATCTTTGCTTCTTAGCATATAGATCTGTAAGAGGAACTCCTTGTTCTACTGCTAAGATTACTTCTAAATCTAGTGTTTTAAACTTATCTTGTCTTAGACTTCTTACTATTTCTAATCTAATTTCAATTGCATTTCTCATATATTCCCCTTTTTAATTATGCTGGTGCACTACCTGAAGATCCACCGTTTGCTGTAGTAAAAAGAAATGTAAGTCTTCCATTTCCGCCAGCTCCACCGCCACCTTGATAATAACTTCTAGCTTCATTTTCGCCAGCAGTTGCACCAGTATATCCACCTCCACCACCACCTCCACCAACGCCACTGGTAATACCTCCACCAGCACCATCACCACCTCGTCCACCACCTAGATTTGAACTTGCTCCACCACCAGCACCAGCATAACCAAGATTACCATTAGTAATTGCACCAATTGCACCACCAGCACCACCAGGTTGACTGTAAGCACTTGATACGCTTCCACCAGCAGTAGGATCATATGGTGAAGCATCGTGATTACCACCGTTACCACCATTTCCGCCATTTATATATAATGTACCTGTAACTTTAGCTGGTTGACCTGTAGTAACAGTTCCACCAGTTCCGCCAGTAGGGTTTGTTCCGCCAGATCCAGCAGTAGCAGTGATAATAGCTCCACCACCATCTTGTATATATGAAGATCCACCAGATGCACCAGATGCAGCAGGAGAAGTTCCTACGTTATAACCTGAAGCAGCAGCACCTGCTCCACCAGCTCCAACAACAAATG